TTATGGGAATGACCGCAGAAGAGTATCGAGCACGGGCTCGCGCTTGTTACAAAGAGAAGGAGGATTCTTTCGCTCGCTGTGACACTGATGGCTTCCTGAGCCAGTGGGCCAGTGGTGCGACTGCAATGCTGTGCAACGCGAAAGCCGACATCCTAGATGCCGGTGGCAAGGCGCAGTTCGAGGGTCTATACGAAATCGAGACTGGCCGACGAGTGATGGCCAAGTGTGGTTACAACACTTTCAACGGGCACGTCAGCTACTACTGGTTGCTACACGAGAGCGAGGTGGATCTCATCGAGCGACGTGGCAAGAAGTTTTTGCCCGACAATCGCAACAGCCGAATCCTCAAGTCTTTGGGGCTAGAGCTTCGATACGAGCTTGATGAGGCTTGGGCAAAGCACGGTGAGGGGTACAGCGGTCAACCCGTGATCTATCGGAGCGGTGACAAGTGGGGCGCAACCGCTGAGCCCATCATCGAGGAGGCCGCGTAAGCGGCCCTCAACAGGGAGAGATGTAATGACTGATATGAAACCCTACGAGGTTTTGGTAAAGGCTCTGACGCTGGCTGTTGATGCGCCAGATGAGGACAGAGCCATGCGGGCCACTGCTCTGGCAGAAGCACTCATCGTTGACTTTGGCATATCCGAGTTCGAGGTGCGCCGAGCGCAACGGGAGGTCGAGCGTAATGGATAAGGTAAATTGGCAGAAGTGGGTCGGTGATTACAAAGACCGACTCAGCGCGGTCTCGAAAACGCACTTAACCGAAGATGGCATTATGACTTTGTGTGGTTTGCGAGTGCCCGCTTATGCCGACGGTTATGAGGTCGATTTTGACGCGCCATGGCAAGTAACTTGCAAGAAGTGTGGGAGGAGAACGGCATGAGCGAAGACATCTGGGCCCTGATATTAGTGGCAATTTTTAGTGTGGTCTTCGGCTTGGTTGGTGAGTCAGACTATCAGGTGGCGGTCGATGAGCAACGCCTGTATTGTCAGCAGACGCTCTTGTTCAAGCGGACGGGTGGCCAGTCTGGCTGGCCAGACTACAAAGGCATCAGGGAGGAAGTTTGCGAGTGAAGTATTGTCCAGAGTGTGGAACGGTAAACGGCCATCACCCAAATTGCCCCGAAGCGGATGATTGGGATGAGACAGAAGAAGAGGAGCAGGAAGAATGATAGAGCCAGCCTACTGCTATAGGGCGTTTATAACCAAGGTCATAGACGGCGATAGCTTGTATATGAATCTGGACCTCGGCTTCGATGTCCATCTCCGACGGCAGTCATGTCGCTTGTATGGCTTAGACACGGCAGAGAAGCGCGGATACAAAGACAATCCAGAGCTGAAACAGCTCGGCATCCTCGCAACCGAATTTGTCAAAAACGAAGTCCAGACCAAGGGCCCCATGGTGACAGTCAGAACCCAGCTCGACGATCAGCGCGGTAAATTCGGACGCATACTGGTCGAGGTGTTTTTCCCTGACGAGGAGGAGAGTCTCAACCATATTTTACTGAAAGAGCGACTGGCTGTGGGCTACTATGGTCAGGGTAAGGGCGACATCTTTGAGGCCCACATGGCCAATGCCGCCTACCATCAGGATCGAGGCACGCTCTATGGGGAAGGTTAAGTTCGAGGCTGAGCTAGAAGCTGGCGAGACACTGGTTATTACCGCTACGCTCGAAGAGGGCGTATTTATGCACTATCCCCAAGAGGATGATGATTATTTCGAAGACGATGAAGAGGAGCCAGAGCGAGATAATGTAGTGCCGCTCGATCCTTAATGTAATCGACGCCCATGGAAGATTGTTCCGCGAATCAGGTTGAAAGCGCTCTGGAGGGGATCTGGGAGATATTAGCCCTACACCCTTGGGATCTGATATACCTTTCCATTCCCATGTCCATACTCGCCTTCTACGGGCTTTCTATTTACGCCATATTTAAACACATCCAGAAAAAATACTCCTCTTGAGTCAATACAACTCGTCGGCGCCGAACTCCACAACCTCATGGTTCTGGTTGAAAGGCGTGTAGATCCCCGTCTCCTGACACTCCAGTCCGATGTAAAGCGCCTGCTCATTTTTGGCATCGCCGAAGGCGAGCGCTTCGGGGCTCAATGTGTAGACGCCGAACGGATAAGGGTGCGCCTTTTCGACGGCCAGAAAGTAGAAGCGGTCAGCCTGTAGGCCCACGGTGCGGGCGCCGTTGAGGTAGTACGCGGCCTGCTGATAGTAGCGGAAGGAGTTGATCGCAGATCGGAACCCGCGGGGGCTCGCATCTCGGCAGGTCTTCAGGTCCCAGACGTCGGTGCCGGTGTACCAGTCCATCCGCCCTTTGCATGGTTGGCCGTGCCATTCCCAGCAGATGACCAGCTCAACGCGGTCAGTGCTCTTTGGGATGTACTCAGACAGCGCGTCACGGCGCTCGATGCAGACGTCATACAGATCCTGCTTGATTGGCGTGCGGTCTCCCACGGTTTCGATCCACGAAGCGTAAGCCTCCTTTCCAACCTTTGTGCGGCGGTCAACCGCTGGCTCGATAGCAAACTCATCGTCAAACTTCTCCAGCTCCGAAAAGACCGTGTGCTGTACTCGACCCTCCAGCAACGCGGGCGACTCGGAAATGTCGCGCTTGTTGCGCCACCGATAGGGACACTTGATCAGCTCGGTAAGATCGTGAGATCGCCATGCAGGGATCTCGGCATACTCTTCGTAGGTCAGGCCATCGTAAACGCCGACTTCAAATGTGTTCATTTATATACCCTCAAGGTCTCTTTGTTCATGGACGAGCTTCATGCCGTATTCGTTGACGCCTGTCTTCGGACGTTGGTCTGGCTTGAAGATCAGTTTGTTGTTGCGAAATTGCGAGTAATCGACGTGGTGATGCCAACGATTGAAACGCCACACGACGCTGGCCACGTCTGGGTGCAGGTCTGCCAGCATCTGGCTTTTCGGCTTGGTGCCTTCCTCTGCATAAAACTCTTTGGTGTTGCCGCCCTTCATCCGCTGGGTTGTGACTTTGCCGCACAAGAACGCATTGAACTGCACGGTGCAGTAGCCGTCTTTCAGCACGCGCAGTGATAGGTCGGTGTCCTCGTTGTAACGGCCTCGCCAGCGATACGGGATGTCGTTGCGTATCAGCAGGCAGGAATAGATTCGCGTGTTCAGCACGAACGGGGGCACCGGATCAGCGGCCTTGGCGAAGCTGTAATAGTTGAAGCCAGCGATGGCGATATTTGTATACCTATTTACAAAATCCTCTGCGGCGGCAAACGTGGCGTCACCCTTCACGCGGACTTTTTTGTTTCTGTTGAGCCGGTGGAAGTTTTCGAGATTGTCATCGAGGACCCAGTGCCAAGCATGACCCTCTGCTATAGCGTGCTCCCACGCGAAATTACGAGCGGCGCCGGGCCCTTTGGACCTGCCTGTCAAAGAGTCGCAGGTGTCGTACTCATCGAGATAGCTTTGCGGCAGGGTCAATAAATTTTCTGCGCCGTATCGGTGGGCATAAAGATCGAACTCCTGCTCTTCGACAATAATCCGAAAAGGTACGCCCATGTTTGTGAGCGCTCTCATTGTGACTGCGTTGTCTGACCTACCCTTGCTGACTATGTAGATGGGATATTTTTTCATCGATGTAAATCATCTGGTTGTGCTCGGCGCCCCAATGCGAACGAAACGGGAACCAGATGCTTTTGGTTTTGTGGGTCAGTGTCTGGCCGATCAGTTGTGCAAACTTTTGCAAGTCCGCCTCGCTTTCGAAGCGGATGTTGATGCAAGCGTGTGGTTCCTGACGATCCTGCACGAACTCTGGCATATCCTGCCAATGCTCATCCCACCAGTTGGGCTCTTCCCCAAACAGCGTCTGCTGTTCACTCACCCTCGGTCTCCTCGATCCAGCGGCGGGCATACCAGATCTGCTTACGCATATCCTCGATGCCGCCCTTCTGGTCCGCTCGCCAGCCATACTTGATGATGTTGCCGTGTAGGTAGGATTTGAAACCTTCGGGCCCCAAGACCTCTTTGATGGCGTCGATGCACTCGATGGCGCCGTTTTTGTTGTAGTGAGCTGGCTTATGCACCACGTCATATTTATCAGCCATTTCTTTGAGCTTCTGAGAGGAGTTATCCCACTCCTCGGGGGTTGCGTCATCGATTGACATTATTGATCCCTCAACAGTCTCTTGGACCTTTCAAGACAACGATTGTAAGAGTTGCAACACCAGTCTCGATTGATCGGCGATAGCGTGACATCAAGCACTCGCCGCACCAGATGCCACACAGAATCCAAGTCAGAACGGAAGGCTCGTGAGCTGATCGTCTCCGCAGGGTTACCCATCAGAAATCCATTTAGGCACTGAGATGCAGTGTCCATCAGTTGAATGCCGATCAGCCCGAGTGCTTCCACACCTCCGACTGTCGGAGGATTAGAACGGTATGTCATCGTCAGGCATCTCCGGTATGTCCTTGGCGGGAGGGGCCTTTGCTTCATCAGCTCCGCCGCGCTTCAGTGCGGCCTGTATCTCGAAACAGGGCGGGACGATTTCCTTGCCGACCTCATCGCAACCGGCGATCCGGTATTGAATAAACCGCGGCAGTTCATCGAAGATGTCGCAAGCTCTCTTGCTCGACTCATCAGGCTGACCAGAGAACTCCTTGCAGTATTCCTCCAGATCGAAAACCGTCTGCTCGTTGGTGGTGGGCAGGTTCTTCAGTTGCTCGTTCTCATCGAACGCTGACGGCGCCGTGAGCACCGCTGTCACCTTGGCTCGGCCGTTGACTGTGTGATCGACGGCCAGCTTGCAACCCTTACCCACGAACATCGATGGATCAAAGCCTTGCTTTTCTTCCGCAGTGAATCCACGATTCATCCAAGCCATCGATGCTTTGTACAGATTGCTCTTTTCGTTGAGCGATGCGGTGTACTGCGCAAAGATCGACATTGGTCTACCATCCTGCATCTTTAACTCAGGCAGTTCCCAGAACAGGAATATCTTATGCTTGTTAGACTTCTCGCCTTGGTACTCTTCCTCCGCCGTACCGGCGTCTACCACTCGATAACAGATCGCTTTGTGCTCTCCTTTCGGCACCACCTCGTACTCTGTCTCTCCCTGATCGAACTTCAAATTCATTGCCATGCGTAATTTCCTCTTGTGGATTTGTACAAACTTGCACTAATATACACGCACAACACAGGGAGTTGCAATGGCAATTAAAATAAAATCGCAGGCCAAGGATGTTTCGAGGCCGTTGAGCGGTGATGTCAGGCGCGAATTTACCGACTGGCTGAGCGGTTACGGCATTGAGCCAGATAGACGCAAGGGGCTCATCGAGGGCCAGATCGGTCGCGCCACACTTCTCGTGGACAACCGACGCAAGAATCTCGTGTGGTATATGTGCTGGTTCGATCAGGAGAAGCCTTTCGGATTCTTCGAGCGCTATGACACAAAGGAGCGGGTAGAGTGGCGGAGCGAGAACTCAGGGAGCCACAGACTCACGGCTCAGCAGAAAGAAGAGATCGAGAAGGCCCGCGAGCAGGTCAGGATGGCTCAGGAGATCGAGCACTCGAAGGTCAGCAAAAAAGCCCAGACGATGTGGGACGAAGCCCAGCCGTGTGACCTACACCCATATCTCGAAACGAAGAAAGTGCAAAGTTTCGGTCTAAAGCAATACAACGACGCGCTGGTGATACCAGCCTACAATCGCGATTTCGCGGTACAAACCCTCCAGTTCATTGGACCTGATGGCCAGAAACGCTTCCTCAGAGGCGGAAAGAAGAAGGGCGGGTTCTTTTGTATAGGAAAAGAACACCTCGACACGGCGCACATTATCAACTATGCAGAGGGATACGCGACTGCCGCGAGCTATCACGAGCACAGGAAAGAGCCAGTGATAGTGTCGTTCGATGCGGGCAACCTGCCCCACGTCGCAGACGTTATCTTTTCGCTGTACCCGCAGGCCAAGCACGTCTTTATCGCGGACTTCGATGAGAGCAAAACTGGTGAGCGCTATGCGGTCGAGGCGGCGCAGTTGATACGCTCGCAGAGCGGGCAGGCAGACGTCCTGATGCCCACGGAAGTGGGGGATTACAACGATCACGCGCAGGCACTGGAAGGCGAGCTGATGCCGAGCTTGCAGGAAGTAAACGTGCCGCAGGCATTCGAGTTCGAGAGAACGGAACGCGGAAGGATGATGCAGACGAAGGAGAATCACCGCGGCGTGCTGATCGTAAATGACATCGACGTGGCTTATGACGTCATCAAGAAGCGCATGAACATACACATACCCAACCTCGATATGATTGCAGATCTGGAAGAGGATGCGGCCGTGACAGAGATTGAGGACCGTTGTATCCAGCTTGGAGTGCCGCACGACAGAGTGCGGTTCAATCTCAAGCTCTTGGCCAGAGAATCCAACCCTGTTGCTGAGTGGATGACCAGTAAGCCATGGGATGGGCAGAGCCGATTGCAGGCGCTACTGGACACCGTGAGCGCAGAGGACGAGGCGCTGAAGGAGATCCTGATGCGCAAGTGGCTGATTAGCTGTGTGGCCGCGGCCTGTGGGCCCGAGGGTGTATCGAGCGAGGGCATACTGGTGTTCGTGGGCAGGCAGGCGATAGGCAAGACGCAGTGGATGAAGCGGTTGGCCCCACAGGCTGACTGGCTTCTCGAAGGCGCCACCCTGAACCCCAGCGACAAGGACAGCGTGAAGCAGTGCGTTTCTCACTGGATTTGCGAGCTTGGCGAGCTGGGGTCCACGTTCAAGAAGGCAGACCTAGACCAGCTCAAGGCATTTATCACCAAGAGCCACGACGAGCTACGCCTGCCCTACGACCGAGGATTCAGCCGATACCGGAGGCGCACCTGTTTCTACGGGTCAGTCAACGAGAACGAGTTCCTGTCCGACAGCACGGGCAACCGACGCTTTTGGGTCGTGCGCGTCAGCGCAATCAACTGGCGCCACGGCATCGATATGCAACAGGTTTGGGCGGAGATCAAGGAGCGATATTATGACGTCGGAGACGGCTGGTTCCTCACTAGCGAGGAGCGCGAGCTACTGAACGAAAGCAACGAGATGAGCAGGACACAGAGCGCGGTCGAAGACCTCATCCTCCAGCACGTCAGGTTCCAGTCTGAGCAAACGAGGCCAGTGCAGATGACCGAGCTGTTGCGGGACTTCGGGATAAAGTCTCCACGCGCCGCTGACTTCAAGGAGGCTTCGCGAGTTCTGCAAGCAAATGGCATCACGCCGCGCAGATCGAATGGGCGCAAGATATATGATCTCGATTGGGATAGCATCGAAGATGGCAACGGTTACAACGCGCCGAACTGGAATGACTGACAGGGTACTACACAGGGTACAGTGTACGGTTTGGGGCGAAATGTGATGATTTGTAAACTGTATACACTTTACAATTGTAAACGTGGCGAGCTTACAAAATCGGGTGTTTTCGTGGAGGGTAGTACACTGTACCCTGCATCGAAGATGGGTAAGTGTTTGATTGGTAAGGGTAATAAATTAGGGTAGTGTAGTGTACCTCAAAGTATATATTGATAGTTTTATATTTACAAAGTGATGATTTGTAAAGGTGTAACTAGCTACTATATAGAATGCCTACCCTACCCTACCCTGTACCCTGTTGGATTTTGACATGAGTGAAGAGCCGAAACGTAAACGAGGGCGTCCGCGCAAGACCAATCCCGAACTGGTCAAGACGCCGATGCAGTTCGAATCGGATCCCGAGCTGGATCTGACAGAGATGCAGGCGGCGTTTGTTTGGTACTACACCGAGGGCGCCTGCGGTCAGACCGAGGCGGCTCGACGTGCTGGCTTTAACTTCCCAGGTGCTTCTGCCAGCAAGTTACTCGATGGCGAGACGCATCCGAATGTGGTCAAAGCGATCCGCATGAAGCAGGAAGAGTTGCGAGCGAAGTACGCGATCACGCCAGAGAAGACTGGCTCGATGTTATGGAAGATCGCAGAGACCAGCTTTGAGGGGGGTAACTACAACGCGGCAGTTAGCGCGGTGAAGGAGTTGAACCAGCTCGCTGGCTTGACGATTCAGCGTAGCCAGAACCTCAACATCAACGCAAATGTGGACAAGATGAACAAGGAAGACATCAAGGCGAGGCTGAACGAACTGCTCGGCATGGAAGCTGGCTTCGACAGCAAAGATCGGTGACAGCAAAAATATCAAGGTGTGCATAAAAAAACCGAGAGAGAGCCCTCTCTCTTTTGCCGCCGCAAAAACTCCAGAAAATACCCTTTCGCTCTCCGAGCGGCACAAAACTTGCGTTTTTTATGCGATTTCGACATAAGGCAGTCGATTTTTTTTGCAAGGGCGCGACGGCGATGGTCTAACTGACGTAAATCTTCATTTAAGGAAGTTATATTTGGGTCTCTATGGATTTGGATTTTTGGATTGGAGAGCGGGGTCAGGGTAGGGGGCGGCACCCCCCTTGGCGCCAGCTCGCGTCACGCTATAGCTATAGCAAGGTTTGGTACATTCAGTGCCCAAAAAAATAACTCGGCAAAAGAAGAGGGCCCCGCGACCCCACCAAGGCAGGGAGTCCTTGGTCTCAAGGGTTGGAGCCGCGGGGCCCAGATATGTGGGACCCCTATGGGACCCCTATCGATTAGAATTTTGCGCCAGTTGCGGTACTATCGCAAACCATGGTGGACAGCAGAAATAAGGGCGCGGCTTTCGAGAGAGACATTGTAAAGCGTCTCAACGTGTTTTTCGAAGAGAACGACCTCGAAGTGCGGTGCAAACGCAATCTGGATCAATATCAGGCAAAAGACCTATGCGATATTGAAATACCCGGCTACGCCATCGAATGCAAAGCGTACAAGGATGGGTGGTGGTACTCGAAAAACTGGTGGAATCAGGTCTGCGATGCCGCGGGCGAGAGAACTCCCGTTCTCATCTGGAAGTTTAACAACAAGCCGATTCGCGTTACTCTACCGATCAGCGCCATCAATCATGGTTTGGAGTGTGAGGGCGTGGCTGTTGTGTCATTTGAAGATTGGCTGGCCTTTCTTTCCGAGGGCTGGATTCAGGAGCAGAGGGTCGCATGAGTAGATTCGGCATAATGCGGCCAGGTCGGAACCCAACCGTCAATCGCTACGCGGGAGAAGAGAAGCCGCTTGGCAGTCCAGCGCAGACGGCAAACATTGCGGGGGCCTTTGCGGATCCGCTTGGCCTGATTGACATCTTCGGTGAGTACCCAGCTTTTCCAGAAGCGGGCATGACAGTCGCGGAAATGGCGGCGGGCCCGCGATCCCCGAGTTTGGCGCAGAACATTGCAGACAAGGAGTATCTGACGGCTATTATCCAGTTGGCGGGGGCAATACCTGCCATGGCGCCCGTGAGCAAGGCCGCTCGACAGGCATTGCGTGCCTATCATGGGACTCCGCATAGGTTCCCTGCCGCTCAAAGAATCCGCAACAAAATGTCGGGCGAAACTTTTGTCGCTGAATTGGACAATCCGATACATCGATCCATTTTAGAAGGCAAGTTCGGCGACAACTATGAGCTTGTCGGAGAGCCTAGCGATCTTGGTTTGTTTGACATGAACCGGATCGGTCAAGGAGAGGGTGCCCAAGCATTTGGGCGCGGTCTATATTTTTCTGGCGCAGAAGGTATTGCGAAAGACTATCGAGAAGATCTCACAGGAATCACTCAAAGAATGCTCGACAATCTTCCCAATATGGAAATTGGCAAGCAGGCGGGATCAGGCAGATACGCCCTTTACGACAAAGAGACCGGATTCCTCGATACAGACTATCCCACGTTCAAGTCAGCAGAAGAGGCTCAGGAGTATATCGACAATCCGCCAACGGGGGCCCTCTACTCCGTCGATCTGAACGTGGACGAGTCAATGCTTCTGGATTACGACGCACCTTTGATCGATCAGTATTTCAAGGTAACCGATGCGGTTTTCGAAACGCCGTTTATGAAAAAGCTCGTGAAAGCCATGGAAGACCGAGGCGGATATGTTGACATGGCAGGCGACGTTCTCGATAACAGAGGCGTTGATGTTTCAGAAGGGGCAGATATTTATGAGCTTCTGGAAAATTCGACTTTCGAAGACATCGAAAATTTTGCCAGTAACTTCCCAGATGAATTAGGGGGTCCAGAGCAACGCGCCAAAGATCTAGCCAAACAACTGAAAGAAGCAGGAGTGCCCGGCATTTCTTACGAGGCGGGTCGCCATAGTGGGTTTATCGGAGACGATGCCGACAAAGTAAAAAATTATGTGATCTTCGATGACGAGCTGATTAAGATCGTAGATCGGAAACGGGAGGGCGGACCAGTCATGGACCCCACGATTGACATCTTCGAACCAGAAGAGCCCATGAATCGTCGCGAACGTGCTCAGGCACAGCGGGAAATGTTGGCCCGCGCGAACGATCCCATCTTGACACCAGCGCAGTTGGCTAACGTCGGCGGAGGATTTACGCCCGGTGCGGGCTTTGCGGATGTGCTCGGCTTGTATCCTGCGTTCCCTGACGCAGACATGACGGTTGAGGAGATGGCTATGGGCCCGCGTTCGCCCAGCCTCATGCAGAACGTCATGGAAGGCAACCTTCTGGATTCAACTTTGCAACTGGCTGGCATCCTGCCTGTCGTGGGCGGGGTTGCGAAAGGTGCCCGAGTGGCCCGTGGAATACGGTCACTGCCTGTTGATGAACAGATTCAGACCGTTGCCCGCGCAAAGGAGGGGGTCCACGGCGGAGAGTCAGTATTTGCTCCTGATCTGCTAAAACAGACTGGCACTCAGGATGTACGGCGAGCGGAGGAGGCGTTGAAGAGCAACCAGTCGGACTTGCAAACCATAGATCAGATGGTAGAGCGTGCCGATTCTGTAAACACAGATTTTCAACAAAACATTGCCGACATCGCTTCAACTCACGGCGCCAAGAAAGCAGACAAGTTCATCACGCTCCGCGATGGGAGTCCGTTCGACGTCGAGGTAAAAACCAGAGCAAGCATAGATGACAAAATACAGAGAAAGGGTCTCTCTCCAGATCAGTTCACGGATGGCGTGCGCACATCTGTATACGTCGATTCTGCGGATCAAGCGGAGAAAATTGCATCAGAGATTGGCCAAGCGTATCCGAGCATTGATCGCGGCTGGCAAGTCATTCCTGAGACGGGATACTTTGACCGCAAGATGAATGTCGCAATCACAGACCCGAAAACGGGCGGCGTGATTGTCGGTGAGGTTCAGATCAAGACGCCAGAGATGGCAGAGGCAGGAGTGGTGGGACACAGGTGGTACGAGATCTCTCGCAAGCTCGAAGGCCGATATAACAAGGATATCCCGCCGCAAAAATACAGGACTTATGTGGATGCGCGTGCTGAACAGCAACGCATTTATGGGGGCGCTACTGAAGCGGCAGACCCAAATATCTTGGATCTGCTACTTGAGAAGTTCAGGCTTGGGGGATTGGTGGCAAGGTAGAGCCGATCACGCCAAAGACCTCTTCAAACTTTTCTTTGGTCAGCTCTTGGCCTTCCTTAAACCAGTCAACGACCTCGCGCTCAGTGACTGACTCCCACTTGTCATCGCCGTCTTCGAGCAAGAGCCCACGGAAAAACTCGCCATAATCTGCGACAACAGCGGGTTGCTCCTCCCAAGACCAGTAAGTGTCTACTTTTGTGCTCATGTGTTACCTCCTTGAACATTCTATCACGGCGCACCATTCCAAGTCCCATCTGGCAAGTAACCCCATGGCTCTTGGCCTTTGGCGACGAGAGCAATGTCTCTGACCATCTCACGATCAATCGAGTCACCCTCGAACTCAGTCGCAAAGTTGAAAGTCTTGCGGATTAAGATCGCCTTAGTTAAGTCTCCGGGGGTCAGGCCGCACTCGTAGATGCCGCCCTCCCCGTAGAAATCCAGACAGTAGTGCAAAAATCCTCCGTCTTCCATTAGTGCCCGTACCCCCATGCAGTTGCGTGCTTCGGTGCGCCGTTCCACTTGTGGGCGTTGGCGTAGCTGGCAATCGTAAAGGTGCCGTACTTGCTGACCATCTTGTTGAAGGGTTCGCCCTTCTCAGCTTCTGGATCAGCGACAACGCTGTCGGAACTGCCGTTATTGTCAACGATCTTTGATCCGATCTCGATCAAGGTGACCTTCTGACCTTTGACCTCGATGACTTTGTAGAAGTCCACGTTGGTCTGGTCATAACCCCAAGACGTGTAATAGATATCGCCCGCCTTGATGCTCGCCGCAAGCTCAGCCCGCTTGGCCTTGGCGGCCGCCTTGGCTTCTGCCTTCATCTTGAGCTTGGCCTTGTAGTTCTCGATAAACTTCTCGATGTAGGCGTTCATGCGCTCAGCAGTGCCGAAGGAGTAATTGAAGCTCGGCTTGACCGCCTTGCCCTGCCAACCAGTAGCCGCAAAGCCGTTGCCGTACTCTTGAGTGTAAATCTCAATCGCGCCATTGCACTCGACAATCTTGTCGAGGTAGTTGGCGGGAATGTAAAACTCTCGCGTCAGTTTCAAAATTGATCTCCCTGTGTCAGTGGAAAAGCCCACTCAGAAGGGCACTCGCAAGTGCCCGACTGGCTGGACTCTAGTCGAGTCGGCTATCGACGTAAGCCTCAAAGCCATGCTCGTTCAGAACTTTAGCGTAGGCTTCGGCACCAGCCTCCTTGATGTCAACATTCTGAGTCATCAAACCGGCGGGATCCCACAAAGACAGGACGCCCTGATAGTCCCGCTTGATTCCCACCTTGGCGAGCGCTTTGGCGAGCTTAGAGTTGCCGTGGATTTTCTTGCCGCCGTGGCCGTAAATCTTGACCCAAGCAAAGCCGCACATACCCCATCGATCACCCCACTCTCCCGCTCGTGCGTTTGCGGCCGCAACTGCCGCGCACTTCGCTTCGTCGTGAATCTCTTGAATATCCATGCTTATCTCCCTGTTTCGGTCAGGACCACCCCAACCACAATAGAATTCTCTCACCTTTCCGTGTCGATGTCTACACTTTTATACAAGTTTTTTTTCATTATTTTCGAGGTCTCTTGCCAAGCGATCCACGGCGTTTTGGAGCGCCGCCCCTTCTGGATATGCGCCAAAGTCAGCAGACATTTCGACTAGCCGCGCGATGATTTCTTGATGGCTTACTGCCACCTTCGCCGCTTCCCCACTGAGCCGATTAAAAACAAGCTCAACCGTCTGCTGTAGTGTCAGCGTTATGCCAAGCTCCTCAGAAAGCCGTTCCTGCTCAGCGTGAATCATGTCAAGCAGATGCCCTTTCAAAGACACGTTTTTGATGTTGTTCTTCTTCTTGTACTCTCTCGACCTCGCGTTTATTTCTTCTCGCGTAACCGGCGTTTCGCGTCTAGGTCTGCCCCGCTTCTTGGGACGCTTCTGGCCTTTCAGAATTTCTTCAATCATTTCACTCTCCTCTTTGCTCGATGGATTCGGTGTAATCGACATCCCGCATTCCGTAACCAATTGGAAGCCTGATGCTCTCGGGAAACACCCAAAGGTGGAAGACGTTCGCAGTGTCGTGAAGCACGTCTTCTTGCGGATAGATCTCTACGCCTTGCCGATGCTCGCCGCACAAATCATTTTTGATGGTTTGGAAATCGCGCCAGTCGATCAGATGGCTTTCGCCATTGTCGATGCGGATCGACAGCCAAGTGGTGCCCTCGAACATTTCGTTGTGGCAGAGACCGTCACCCACTTTGATTTCCTGACTGACAACCTTGTAGCGGCCGCAGTCCGAATACCACACGTCGGCGTTACGCAAATCGTTGCACCGAGACTTGGCCACCTCTCGGGGTAACCCCTTGCTCATCAACATCTTGATGAACGCTTTCGGTTTGAGGCCGTGCTGTTGCAGACCGTTGCACCTGCGGGTCCAGCCGCCAAAGCGGGAAGAGGGTAAAGTAGTCATGCCGCCTCCTTGACGTCATTGTTTAGAAACACCGGATTGACAACCCGCGCTCGAAGGATTCGATAGATGTCTTTGAACCCATCGCCGTGCGGCTTTCGGTAAGACTTCTTCAGCCATCGAGTGCAGGGCCCGTATCGGTACTGAACGTGGTGCGCCACTTCGTGGGCAACAGTCGCGGCGATGACCGCCTCAACATTGTCAGTCTTGAACGCTCCGATCACGGGATCGTTTTCGAAAGCCTTGTACTCGTGGAACTTGCCGACCTTGGCCTCCCGATGGGCGCCCTTGATGTCGATGTTGATTTCCCAAGCACCACCGTTAGAGCGCTGTCCGCTCCCTTTGCAGTAGACATAAATGTTGCCAATCATGTCGGCGTACTTGACCGGCTTGGCTATCGCGGGGTTGAAGAGATGACGCCACCCGTCGTAGCCGTCAACGATCTCGTAGTCTTTCTTCGCCAACTCCTTGAGACACTTCTTGACCCACTTGGCAACCAAGTTTCGCTCAGCGACGCTGACGTTCTTGGCTTTGTCGATTCGGAGTTTCATGCCTTCTCCTCAATCAAAGAAAATTCCCACTCAACATCTTTAGGGTCCATATCCTCTTGGATGACGATGATAGAGTTGTTGTATCCGCCGCCCTGAATGAATCCATCTTTCAGCCAAACCGCGAACTCGTACTCGTCATAGGCATTGTCAACATCGACGGCCCAGATAGCTTTGGCGTTTTTGCCAGCGAGCTTCCAGATGTCTGCTTCGTCAATCATGTTTCTCTCCAATCCCAATCAACAAACCCATTCTACCCCTTTCCGTGTCGATGTGCAACCCCTTACACAAATAAATGCAGGGTGTATGAATGTGAATATTTCACAATTACTTTTGTAGAAAGTTGTAGACAACGACACGGGAATATGAGAGACTGTACTTGAAGTCGAGGGGGTCTCGACATTGACAGGGAGGCAAGATGATCAAAGCGGCAAAGAAGGACGGGCCAGTTCTGAACATTGACAGACTGGTCCGTTCCGCCGCGAGAGATGAAGAGTATTGCTCTTTCATTATCGAGGCGATTGGACTGGTGGATGGTAGCGATTACAGCATCGAATGGTTCGATTGGTTTTGGGACGAAGAGGTCGCGAAGTCTGACCTCACTGTCAAAGAGTTCTGCTTGGTCTGGAAAGCCAAGCTCGCTAAGGGAGAAGCGGCATGAAGGAATGGGTTGTGGTTCGATTCGTCAAGGATGGCAAGTTCAAGATATGGGCCGACTATGGCGACATGGCTTGGGGCTCGCCACTCT